CTGCATAAGCTACAAAAGGCTTGAATATAAGCCCTGAATACCTGCCTGTTGGGGCAACATCATTAGGCACTCCATTAAACGCTTCCAGAGCATCAAATTGTGCCTCTCCGTAGGTGTTAACTACTATTGTATTCCAATCATCTCCAAACAAAGCTAAAGAAGCTGCTAAACTAACTACTCCTGCTCCATCTGTTGAAGTGGTTTCGCTATAAGAAATTCCCGCAGCCTTTGTCCCTAAATCAAATGAAATGTTTAATTCAGCACTTGTAGCACCTTTCCATTTTGAAGTTATAGTAAGTACTCCCAAAGCATTTGCAGCAGTACATGGGGCATTCGTAACTCCATTGATTACATCTTTAATTTTTCCAGCGATAACTGTAGCCGTATCTCCTGTAGCAATACTAACTCCATAAGATTTATAATCAAGACTATCTCTACCATTGATAATTACTGTGTGAACAGTGTTTGCAGTTGCAGTCCCCACAACTGTCCACACTCTTACTGTTGCAGTAGCTCCAACATCAGATATTTGAGGATAAACAATAGTTGGAATACCTCCTACACCATCACCTGAAAGCGGTCTTAAAATTCTCATTACTGAATGAATTGGAGAACCAGCACCAAATAATTCAGCCGCTTCACTTGCGCTAGTAACCTCTACAGGATCAACGGTAAGACCTGATTGATTTGCTGTATTAGCCTCTCCTAAAATTGCAATTACTTGTGGCAAATAAGGCGTATCGTTATTAAATCTGCCTCTTTGAATAGCATAACCAGTAGTTCTTGATAGTCTTTCAACTCCTACGGCTGTTGATATTGTACTCATATTTTTTTATTTTAATTGTTAAATGTCAATTGAGTTCCTTTATTTGTTCCTGTATAAACTACAGAATCATTTCCTTGAAGTGGTATTCCTTCCCATAATTGGGTTTCTTCTCTTGCTGTAACTAAAAACAAAATTCTGCAAAACCTGATTCCTGAACCATCATAATTTGAGTGATTCCCCCAGTTTGAATAATCTGTATCGAAAGTTACTTTCTTTACGTGTTTATTTCCAATTAATCCTCTTGGAAAGCCTAGAGTTGGATATTTTCCTGAATTTAAAATGTACTTTACAATTCCAACATACTTAAACAATTTCAGACGCACATCTTCACTCAAGCTTCTATCAGCACTTTCAATTCCTCCACAAAAAATATCAATGAAATATAAATTTTGCCCGTGTGAACTTTGCTGAGTATATTCCTGATTATCCTGCTCTCTACAAGCCAATGTGATTACTACATCTTCACTTACATCATAAGGATGGATTCTCTCTACAAATACCTCAAAAGAACTTTCTAAACTCTGCAATACGTGTTGAGCGGTAATTTCTTCAAGTAAAATCTCTCCAACTCTATTTTGAATAATTTGAAAAGGCTGGTCTGGAATTATCTCTGTAATTAAATTTGCCATAAAATTAAATTATTGCATCTTCCAAAATAAGCATTATTAATCCGAAGTTTTGATCTGGTAATTGTTCTCTAACATTATAGCTCCTTAACACTCCTGAACTATCAACAAATTGCACTTTGTAATTCAGTAAGGCAATTTCGCCTTTAGCATTTCTGACTGTTATTCCGCTGGCAACTAAAACATCCTCATCAACGGTTATTCTAGCTATTTTAGTGATTACCTGATTACCATCAGAATCAAACATATTAACATGTTTGACAGCCCATCCAGTTATGTTAATAGTTTTGGTTTTATCAGGTGTCAGCATTATAATATCGAGTTGATACCCTCCTGCATTTACATAACGCTTTGCATCCCTTTTAACTAAATCGAACAGGCTTGCCATAACTTATTTTTTGTTAAATGGTTTTTTAATGTCTTTTATTTCTTTTTTTACATCTAAAACCTCTTCCGATTCAACTTCGATTACATCTAAAACCTCTTCAATAAATCCTGCTTCGATTAAATCGATAGCAGGACTTGTTAATTGGCTTTCAGATACCGTTTCTCCATATTTAGCAATTTTATTTTGCTTCAATGAATGCGCTATTACTAATATCTTAAATATTCTCATACTACAATACTTTTACTGTGTAAATCTTATCAATAGTAAATGGAATAACAACTGGTCTTGAAGTTAATTCAATACCGCTATCTAAAGTTCTTTCATTGTAGTAAGGTCTTAATAAATAATCTGCCTCTACTACAGTAGGAATTAATGTGCTTTGTCCAGAAACAGAACCATTCGTCATTGAAGGAAGCGCAGCAAAAATTGTTTTTCCTTGGAAATCATCTGGAAGCAATATTACATTTTCTTGTGCTAAATAATAGTGAGTATTTTCAGTTTCAAATTCTTCATACAATTCATTGTATGTATAAATGTCTAAAACTAAAGCACCAGCACCAACTCTTCCTTGAAATGTCATTCCAGAAGCTTCATTCCATTCTGGCATCTTAATATCTAAACGTTCTACTCTTCTGAAATCAGCATAAGCTTTAACTTCATCCGTTTTTAAGAATTTATCAAATGCTAATTCAGACATAAAGCAATTTACTTTACTAGAACTAGAGTTTCCTACTTCTCTTAAAAACTTAACTCCTTCTGCTAAATCAGCTATCGGTGTAGCCGTAGTTGGCGCACTCCACAAATCAGCACCTGTAAGAACAGGCATAGAGGCTGGTTTTCTTTTATAATCAATATTATCTCCATTTGTCATAGATACAATACCCGTTTGAAGAACATCCGCTTGTTGTTTCGCAATATTGCGCTCAACCATAAGTTTGTTTTCGTTTACTCCCTCTAACGCTGCTATCTGAATAGCTTTATTTGCAATAGGATTTGAAAAAGCACCCAAAACCATAGCGTCAATAAAAGCATCGTCTCTTCTAAAATCATACTCCAACTTAAAAAAAGGCGGTTTATATTTTTTCATTGTAGATTTGCTTTGTTTGGTTTTTACACCTTCAACATACATTTCTACGTCTGGAGCTATCTTTCTTGATCCTCTTTGTACCGCAACATCTACATAAAAAGTAGGAACAGTATCTCTTGGAAATACTGGAGAAAATCCAGATTTTACAGGTATAATTTCTTTGAATTTAGCAACTACTTTAGTAGTCATTAAGCTTCCATGTTCTTGAATTGAAATAGCCATAATTAATTATCGTATTTAGTTGTTTCGACTACGTTATACAAAACGAATCCTAACGCTGTTAATATATCTTTTAATGCTTTTGAACCAGCCATAGAATCCAATGTTACTCCATTTGGCAAAATCAACAATGAGGTATCAATATCCCCTGAAAGAGCATAATTAGCATTTAATGAAGCTGCATTTGCCATTGTGTTGATACCATCAATTTTTAAAATACCAATCACATTTGCCAATGTAGCAGAAGTAGCAGGAGAAAACCCCTCATCAACTCCAGCAGTTCCTCCGACAATAGTGAATGTTGGAGAAGTACCTGTTCCAGTCGCTGCTAAATCAGTTTTATTTCCTACCGTTGAAGCTGTAAAAACCACTGTATCAAGTGAAGCTCCAACTACAGCACCTGTAGAATAAGCGGTTAATGTTCCTGAATAAGATCCTGTTGCTGTTCCTGCACCTGTTATAGCTCCAACAGCTAAATTTGCAAATGCGGCAGCTAACTGAGCAGCAGTAGTAGCACCAGTAGAGGTATAAGTTAAACCAGCGATAATCATTGTTTGACCAGTTGTCAAAGCTACAAACTTCGCAGTTGCTGTTTCAAATGTTCCTGAATTTCTTACTACCAAAATTCCACTTTTAGCATCTAGGGATTCCCCAATATTATTGATAAAAATTCCTGAACCATATCTGTTATTTGTTAAAAACAGATTTTCAAACCTTAAATCTTCCGTAGATTGATTTCTAGTCGCATTTCTTTGTGTTGCGTATATGCTCATAATTTTTAAATTTAAAAGTTAAAGGCTGCGTCTATTTCTTTTTGATGTGCAGACAAAACAGGATCTCCTTCTGTTTGAGTTTCATTTGTAGTGAATCCAGGAGCATTGTCTGATTTCAAATCATTCACTTTTTTGATAGAAGTTGCTTTTACAATAAAAGAATTAACCTCTGATTGTTTAATAGGTAAACCGCTTGCAATACCTTCTTCGACTGCTTTAGGGTCAATTTCTTTAAAAGCGTTCCATCCTGATCTTCTCTCTTGTTCTTGTGAAACACCTTCTTGAAGAATTTCAGAATAAACGGCAGGATGTTGTTGTTTGATTTCCTCTTTGTTCATTTTATTAGAATTAGAATTATTATTTTTATTTGTGTTTACTCCTTTTTTTGAATCTGATAAAATCATTGAAACGACTTCATCAAAACTTGCAATACCATCTATAAATGTTCCTATGGCATCCTTACTGAAAACTGTGTGACCATTATCATAGCTTGTTCCTGCTAATTGTGGTCTATTTGAAAGAACTGTTGAAATAAAGTTCTCGTTTATTGGATCTAACAATTCATTAATTATTAAATCGTAATTATCATTGTTAATAGCTTCCTCAAAGGCTTTATTTTTAGCAGTTGATTTAGTTGCATAAAGAACAACTGTTTTTTCACCATCTGAATCTACATTTCCATGAGGCTTTCCACTAAACTGAATCATTGTTCCAATACTTCCCACAATGTTCATCCCATCTTCTGAATAAATTCCTGTAGATGCAGATATTATTCCGTAAGCGGCAGAACCTGCCATTCCTCCTTTTTCAACTAAAGCATAAACTGGTTTTGTTTTCTTAACCTCACTTATCGCATCAATCATTAACTGCACAGCTCCTGTAGCACCACCCCCTGAATCTGTAGAAATTACAAACCCTTTTATTCTGGAATCCCTTGACATCTGAATCATCATATTAGATAATTCTTTTGTTCCATAAGAAGAGTCGCCACCGTTCTTAGTTATTGCTCCGTTAAGATTTATAACTCCAATACCATCAAAATTATCGTCATTCCGTAATTGCCAACTTCTATTAACAATTCTTGTCTCCCCTTTTATTTCAAGAACACTAATCGAGTTCATTTTTTCATTAGGAACACTTAAAACAACTCCATTTTGGAAGTTTCTAAGTATTGGAGACAACTGCATCATAGATACTGCATCTATACTCCAAGGACTTCCGTATATTTCTTTCGCTAATGGAAAATTCATAAATTTAGATTTAGATATAATGCAAAAAAAGAGCTAACCACGATTATGCAGTTAACTCTTTTTTGATGTTTTTAGCTCGAAGTTTCACAACTTTAAGGATTTAATTCCTCACAAATGTATGAAACTTTTTTAAATAACTCATTTTTTTGTTTTTTTTTGAAATTAGCTATAAATTATTTCAAGGTTTTTCTCCACATACGAATTTCTAATACCATTACTCCAGACAACAAGTATCGGATTCATCTTCCCATCCAGAGAAACAATAGTTCCCTCTAAATCTTTTGGGTTGTACTTATCATCCGGCAACCCAACTACTTTTACTTTTTGGCCTATTCTCATTATTTTAAAATTTATGTTAGTCAATATATTCTAATGCTTGACCAATCTCTTTTGCTTTTTGCTGCTTGATTAAAGATTGGTCTATCAAATCGCTTTTCTTTGCTTCCAAATGCTCAGACAACCTACGCCTGACATTATTTATTACCTGAACAGTTTCCAATTCCGTGAACTCAAACTCTGCACTACCAAGCAATTCTGCCAACACACTCTCGGTGCGCTTTTCAATATGCTCCTCTCTGGTTTTCTTTTTGAATAAATTAAACATGAGTATCTGATTTTTCGTAAAACTCTACATAATTAACATCTGTTACACTAATAAACGAACCGTTTTCAAACGTAACAATAAAATTAATATTTTCTGTAGGCTCTATTTTAACAACCCCATTATATCCAACCTTAAACGAACGATTCTCATTTAAAAATTCGAACCCAATACTTACCCAGTCCCTACTAATAGTTTTAACTTTTTCTACAATCATAATTCTAGTTTTAAATTGTTTTTATTAGAAGCATTGTTTTTCTGCCTCTCTTTAAATTCACGACTTATCCAAGTACGAATCAAACATCCCTTTGATTCAGGAGTTGTGGAATTAACCGCTCCCTGCAAGAAAATCATCTTCTCTCTTGCTAAATTACTGAACACCGCCCCAAATAAATTAACCTGCTGAGGACTTTCGTGTTCCTCCAAATAAGCCTTTTTAAAATCATTCGCATTGAAAACTTTAAATTGCTTTTTTACCCATTCTACAGCAAAGTTGAATATTTTGCAGTAATCATCCTTATTGGCTTGGCGAACTCTAGCCAATGCCTCCTCTTTTGTTTCTTGGTAGTTTTCCTCTAATTTCATATTACATATCAGGATTAAACTCTTTTCGAATTATGGTGTTTATTTTATTACTGATATTTTGAAAGTATGTTGTTTTCTTGACTGCTAATGTATTACTACATTCATTATTTAACAACTCAATCATTTCAGTAATATCTTGCTTCAATTTATTACCCTTTTCTGTATTTATGTTTAATTCATCCAGAATCTCTAATAATAAATTTGCAAGGCAATAAAACAAATGCATTTTCATGTTTTTCTGCTTTGGATTCATATTTCTTTTTTTATAAGTATTACTAACTTTACAATTTTGACTCATAAGCTATCCCAATAAAAGTTTTCCGGCTGAAATGATATTCTTATTCAAAAATATCACATCGTTAATAGGTACATCAAACTCGAAAATATTCAAGTTCTTGAACTCACTATCATTTGGCAACACCGCCAATTGGGAATTAGGTTTCTCAGTTATGAATCGAACTTCCCAAGGCATCATTCCAATTGCACTCAAATACTCAGGATCCTCTGCTAATTGTCTAATTTCCTCCATCTCACTTTCGTATGGCATATAAACAATCGCTTCCATTTTAGGTGTTTTATGAACCTGAGAATTATTTACCATTTGCCAAAATTCCTTAGGATGCTCTTTTTTTATTAACTCCAAATCTCCTGTCATTAAACAAGAAACATAACTTGCAAAGTTTTTGGGTTCAAAACATTTCAATTCTGCAATCTTCACATTTGGAACCAAGAAATCTACTGACCCTGCAACGTAATGGAATTTAGGATGCACCTTTGTTGACTTATGCAACATTTGATAATTCAATGGCAAATTATCGTTAACTCGCTTCTCTAAAAATTTACCCCAAGCCATAGACTGTCCATAGGCTCCCATTTCCAGACTTCTCTTCATCTTTCGCTCAAACATCTTTTCCTTGATGTAGGTATAATAAGCTGCGCTAGCCTCTCCTGATTTTAAACTAGCGCAAAGCTTATAAATATTAGAGCTAGTGAAATTACCTATCCTATCTCTATTCTCAATCATCTATTTTGATTTAGAGTTTAGAAAAGTAATGGCTTTGTCGTAACTAGCAACCTCTTTGTTTTTAATTACGCTCTCCATGTGCAAACATTCCTCCGGAGTCATGTTGATTTTTACTTTTTGGTAAAGAGCATCAATAGAAGCTAATTTTTCATCCTCTTTGTTGGTAATATCCACATGAGGAATATCATTCACATCACCATCTGAAATATCAGTTCCTTTGATAGTGTTAAAAAGCCATCTCTTAGCCTTTCTCTCTGCCTTTCCAATAAGAGCATCATAAGATGTATAATCATTTGATTTTATTGGAAATTCAATGACTTGCTTTTTAGGAGTGTCACCATCAAACTGCCAAGTAATACTAACAGTTACATAAGCTACTTTTTGACCTACAGGTTGTTGAATATTTTTATATTCAAAGTTCTTTTTCAAACCTTTCATTTTATCCAACAAAGCACCAAATCCTTCTCTAGTTGGGTACATGTTTCCACCTATGATGTTGAATTGATTACCAGTAACTTCTAATCCTAGAAATATTCCTTCAATCAAACATTCTCTAATAATCTCCATTGGATAACCAGGTCCTTTCTCAGTAACCCACTTTCCATTAACTTGCTTTTTAATTGTGTCCATGTCGGTTTTAAAACCAAGACTTGACCCCTGCAAAGACATAATTGGCTCCATATACTCATCCGACAACTGCTCTTTGATTATATTAACCGCAGAACTCATAACGAATGCTTTCTGGAAACCGTTCACGTTTGAAGCTAATACTGTTGAAATCTCGCTATCAATTACTTTTGAAATTGAAAGGAATTTGTTTTCTGTTTTTGGTGTCTCTGACATAATCTAAAGTTTTTCTAATTCGGTTAGTAATTCGTTTTTCAAAGCCTGAATCTTGGTGTTGGCAGTTATGATAAAAGCCAATGATTCTTCGTTTTCAGTTGACAAATGTAAATCTGCAAAATACACTTCAAGACTTTCTGAAATGACTTTCTTATCTACTGACAATCTTTTCACTCTAGCCTTGTTTTCCTTTTTCAAACGCTCGGCATCTTCCTTGGATAATTTCAAATCTAATGCTTTTTGTTTTTCTGCCTCCTCCGCATCTGATTTAGCTTTTTCAATAGACAATTTAGCATCAGTAATTATTGTTTCAAAATCTATGGCATCCGAATTTAAAACTCTATCAACTAAATAAGTTAATTGGAAAACAAAATCACCTTTAATCATACTGTAAGTAAATTGTGTTCCGTTATCAACACTATTTATTCCAATTTCAGCCAATCTACTTTTACGAATTTCAAAAACAGCCTCTTTATCTGCTTTGTCTTTATTTTCTTTCTCCAAATTTTCAGCATCAAGTTTTTCCTTAGCTTCCTGCTTTTCTTTTGTATCAGCTTCAAATAAAGCTTTTTTAGACTCAAAAATAAGCTCCCACTCACCTTTGGTCAATTCTGATAATTTAGTCAAATCTACAACCTGTCCAAAAGCCACGTAAGGCATTATTGCAGTAAGCCTTTCAGCTTGCAAATCAGCAAGGCGTTTTAACTCTTTAGATTCCTCTTCCAAGCGGATATTTTCCAATCTCTGATTCTCCGAAGCAGTAAGGGAATTTACTTTATTTTCCAATGCAGTTTCAATTCTTGATTTAGCTTGGTCAAACAAAATATCATATTCCTCGAAATCAAAGTCAATAGTAAAGAATGCAAACAATTGTGTTTTTGAAAATTCAATTTCTGAGAAAACCATTTTCTGAATAACTTCATAGCAGGAGGCTTCAATCTCATCAATTTTATCATTGATTGTTTTTACTCTCAAAGCTTCGGCATCATCAGCTTCTTTTTTCTCCCTAGCCTTTCTCTCCTCCCAAGCCTTAACCTCTTCTTGCCATTTATCCTCCAAAGGCTGTGTAATTTCAATCAATGTTGCAGTTTCAGTACCAACTTCTTTTCGAATGGCAGCAAATTTTGAAGCAACCAATTTGTCCTGATTTTGAAGCTCTGTGCGCCCTTTAACAACATTGGTTCGATGCTTCTTGCCTGCCTCATAGGTTTTGTTGTCTGTAATCTCAAAAAATGTATTCTCAGCAACTAATTTCAACTGCTTCTCTTTCCAACTAGAAACATCGATTAATGCCGATACTTTTATTGTCTCTAGCACGTTAATTGGCTCCGCTTCTATAACTTCAATTTCCTTAATTTCTTTAGCATTTTTTCTCATTTTTACTTATTGTTTTTTGTTTTTAATACTCCTTTTCTAAAGCTGAATATGGCTTATCATAGTTAGGGTCTTTCCTGTCAGTCTTGAATTTATCTTTGGAAATTATCTCCCTAACTTTTGGATAGCCATCTGAACGCTTTTTCTGGATTGATTCAAATATGCTCATAACTTACTATTTAGGCACACACTCTTTTACCAAATCCTCCATCTTCAAATCGTTCTCTTTCAAAAAATTGAACAGAACAGCAATTGCCTTTGGAGCCTTTACTTTTAACTTTTCAATGCCCTGCCAGCTATAACCAGTTTCCTTAACAATTGAACCCTGTGTTTTCAAAACTCCTCGCTTTAGGCAAATCGCAATAACATTGTCGAAATCCAAATAAACATCTTTGATTTCAACATTTTCTACAACTACTCCTTTTTTACTCATAATTATTTATTTAAAATTTTATTCTACAAATATAAACAAAAGTTTTAATCACAATAACTTTTATTTAAATATTTTTAGTTTTTGTTGTGAATAAAAAAACCACCCGAATTTGGATGGTTTGTAAATATTACGTAATTTAAATTAGAATGGCAGATCATCCGCTTCATCTTCATTTAGATTATCCGCCGGACCATACTGTTGAGGATTAGTTTGCGTTTGTGCGGGAGCAGGAGTCTGAATATTTCTACTTGGGTCATGTACACTTGAAATCCTCCAACCTTGAATAGTATTGAAATACTTAGTTTCTCCCTGTGGAGAAACCCATTCCTTACCTCGTAAATTAATATCCACTTTCACCTTTTCTCCAACATTGAAGCTAGATAATAAATTACATTTATCCTGAGTAAATTGAATCAATATATGCTGGCTGTATTGCTCATCCGTGGTTACAACACATTCCCTTTTCTGAAACCCCGATGTACCAACATCCTCCGTTTCGTAAATAACTTTTAAATTTCCTTCTACTGTCATTTTTTCTAATTATTAATTAATCTTGTTTTTGATATTAAATCTACGAAGCATTTCACTACAACAGAATTTCCCGCTTGCTTGTATTTTTGTGAATCTGAAACTTCGCTCCTGAAATCTTCATTGAAATCCATTAATCTAAAGCATTCAAGGGGAGTCAATTTTCTGATTCTTTGTTGATAATTATGAATAGGTGTTTGTCCTCCTCCAGTTCCCATAGCACTTGTCAAACATGGACTTATTCCATTTGTTTGAAATGGCTGATTATCTTGTAAACCGCCTCTAATCCATTTTTCTTCTGAAACAATAACAACATTATCTTTCTGAACCGTTGTCAATGCGTTTGAAGTTCCGTTTTCATTTATCTCAAGCATTTGTTCTGTTTCCAATCCAGAAACTCTACTTTTTGGATTTTGGGGATTTCTTCCTCGAATGGCACCAATTTTATAATCAACTGAAACTTCAACAAAAGGCTGCCGATTTCCTCCCTGCATAGTATTCAAAGTTGGAGAAATTCCTTTGTCTGAATAAATCCTATCGTTGGAATGAATTGGATCGTTTAATTGGATGATATTATCTGATTCTTTTATATAATTATCAGTAACAGCCATTTTAGCATATCTAGCAGTTATACAATCAGCTATTTCAAATTTTTCTTTTGGCTGAAATCGTTTAGCCCAATGGTCTTTTTTATTTAAAAATCCATCTATAAGTTTTTGACTCAAAAAATACTTTTCATCAACTTCTTTTTCCAGAATATCTTTCAGCCTTTTCTTTAAATGAATCGGCTTTGGAAAGTTAAAATCATTTTCAGAATCATCACGAATACCAATGATAAAAATACGTTCACGATTTTGCGGAACACCATGCTCTTTTGCATTTAAAACTTTGTAATAAACATGATAAGAAACAGATTCTTCATTTGGGAATATAACCGGATTACCATTTACAGATTTTCCTCCAAGCAAATCAATCCAACGTTGAAAAGTTTTTCCGTTATCATCTGAAAGCAATCCTTTCACATTTTCAAACATAAAATATCTTGGTTTGTTTTTAGCAATGAACTCATGTGAATTATAGAATAAAACACCTCTCCTATCTTCCTCTCCTTTTCGCTTTCCTGCCAAACTAAAAGATTGACAAGGGCAAGTATGAACTGAAACATCTAAACTCTCTTCTGGAATAACCCTGGAATAAACATTCCACGGATAATAAAATGAAAACAATCTAGCAGCTTTCTCCTCATGCTCTTTTACAAAATCCCATTCATCTTGTGTTGGAGTAGTTAATTTTGTATTCACAAATCCACGATAATAAATATCATCTATTTTTTTCACAATAGGAGTATTCAACAACTCCATATCTTTGTCCGTTCCAAAATTAAGTAAGTAAGTATTCCTAGCATACTTATCCATATCACAAGCAAATGAAGTTTCATAATTAATACCAAGTCGAATCAATGCTTGATCGAATGCTCCTACCCCACTAAAATCTGTTCCAACTTTTATCATGTTTTTTTCCCTCCGTGTATTTTTGATAATTGATATTGTTTTGACAATTCTGAATTGGTCTCTAGCTCTCCATTATGATGCAAGCAACAAGCTTTTAGAAATCTTTTATCGATGTATAAAGTAATATTGTTTTGCCTAGCCCATTCATCTGCATAACCTACACGCCCCATTGTGTGTTCTATAGTATTGGCAACATTTGTACATCCATTAATGAAGCATATAAATTTAGCTTCGGTTAAAACCTCTATTCTTACTTTTTGATAAACAGGAATAAGCAATTGTCTTTTACCACTTACTTTTGGAATTTTGTAAACAGATTTTAATTTTAAATCTACTTTCCTATTATTATTCATACAGGCAGGACTGCAATACTTCTGTAAGCTATTATATTGCTTAAACTCATTACAACAGTCCTTGTCTGCACAAATTTTTAGTTTCGAACTAGCCAACCTTTTCAAGTTTAGTAATGTTCAAACCACTAACAGGCTTTTCCGCTTCTGGAAAAGGTAATTCTCCA